GTTTTTTTTTGCTATATAAAAGATAGGTGCAAACTTGAAACCAAGTATGCAACTACTTGCGCTAACGCACGCGCTACGGTTTACCGTAACCCAAAACGGGATTTTACTTAACACAACAGGAAAATTCGTCCTAAATAAATGGAGTGAAACCTGCCACATTAAGTGCCAAAATAGTTAAGGATTTGTAGTGTATCCAACTATTAAAGGTAAAGTGTTGATGAAATACAATAATTGAAAATCATCACCAACACTTCTACCCATTCCGGTATGGCTACCGAAATTAGTTTGAGCCATCACAGATAAGTGAGGCAATGGCTCATACCCAGTGCTGGGCCGACCCCCAGCATCAAAAGTGAGTTCCGTCAATGACACCGGAAAACGAGATATATAGGGTACTCTGAAGTGAGCAAAACCATCTATCTGGGTGGAAGTATTGACGGAATTAACTGTTAGGGGCAAATAAGTCCCTCTGTTAACCAAATCAAATGTCCACACCTGACCACCAGGATTGGTATCCAAATATGATGGATTGATGAAATTGCGCCATGCACCTGCTATACTTCTAATGGAATGAACAGCACCCCAATATAATGAAGATGCAGACACAGAAGAACTGGGTGAAATCAATGCACGAATGGACCCTCTCTGAAATAAATATAGAGGGGCCAAAATACCCATGGCATCTGCAGCCATCTGTGGGGCCACAGGGACACCACTAATGGCATCTACAGTATACACACCCAGATACCAAGGATCTATGTCTGCTACACGGGAACTTGATGGAAATAATGATGTCCAAGCACCTGATGAATATCGATTCAACAGCTGCTTGACACTACTAACCATTTCTCCAACACAGAGTTCCGTCGGCTTCATAACCTTACTACCTGACGAAATGCCACCAATAGCAGTATCAACAATAACACCTGAAGATTGTGCAACGAATGGAAAACCGTATTTCACTGCATTGCCTTCACCATCTAATGTGCCATATTGCGGACTGCATGGAAACGCAAACTCAAAATCATCACCAGCTGTGTATGATTCTATAATTTGTATAGAATCGGCAGCGGTATCAGGATTTCTTAGCTGGTTCAGCACTTTAATAGATAAAAATCCGGAAGAACATTCAGGAGGTAAACTGCTATTAGTATTACCACTAACATTCAAATACTTAGATGGAATCAAATAAGGTAAAGTAAGAGTAACCTCACTCAATTCACGAATGTCAATAATTTCTCTAATGGCAAGTTCTGAACCACTTATACCAGGATCAACAGGAGTAGTATAACCAGTAAGTGGAGTAAAAGTAACCATAATTTTACCTGAATGAAATTTTGTCTTAATAAACTTCAAATTAAGCTTAAGAGACCCTCGCCACATAGCGTGAATATTGCCTAGATAATATAGAGGTCCACCAATACCATAAGTAGTAGTACCGGTGTCCCCGATAATGTCATATGTACTATAAACAAGACTAGGAGGATCAATATACCTATTAAAAATAACAGTATCAGGAGCAAATGACGAAGTCCAGTCATGGATGCCAGTTAAATTCATTATCTCTTTGCACAAATATGAATACGACATCTCATCTCTTCCATTAGACGAATAATCAGCTATACGCTGTACAGCATTATCATGTGCCAATGCCAAAGTAACTGACGCATCAGCACCCTCCGAATTTCCTATATTTCTAGTGGGCTGAATAACGTCAACCGTAGGAACATTGTCTAACACCGGCTTGGAATAACCAAATGCTGCTGCTACACCACTAGCTGCTCGTGCAACCCACGATAAAGGAGTCATGTATGACCCTATAAGAGGAACACCTGACAGTGCTGAAGCACCAGTGGATATTGACATCAAACCCGTGGAAATAGAACTGCCTGAAGGTTTCAACTCAGGATTGACAACACCAACAGAACGAGATGATTGAGCCACCATAGGAGCAGCTAACGACACATTCTTCCAATAACCATAAACTTGAAAATCAACGAAAGTTTGTGTAGCAGAAGTGCCTACCTTCAAGGGCGTAAATACATCTAAAAACACCCCTCCCCAATCACAAAAATTGGGAGGTCTATTCCAAAGTCTAAAATAATCCTCAGGAGTAACAAAAGGTATTTCAATCTCTGCTGCCGTATCACTCATGGTAACAATTACATGAGGATGCTGCACCTTCTGAACTAAATGAGAATTGAATCGATTTGTCGCCTTGTCGTACATGCCAAAACATGGTACGTAATGCAACAACAACGAACCTTGTTGAAAAGGGGTGGCATTCAATTCCAATCTTAATACAAACGTTCCTCTCATCAAACCATAGCCAGAAAATTTATCCATCCAAGTGCTATTAGAAAGTAACAATGTACCGATACTAGGACAAGAATACAAATTAGCATCTATACCATCAGTGATGCTAAACGTATTCGTGGATAGTAAGACAGGTCTTGCAACAAATGATGCTATTTTCTCGTCTAACACAGGTATAGCAGAATCCGTTACAAGAACGTTGGGTCTAGACACTACACTAGAATTCTCAACAAACTCTGTAACAGCCGCAGCTACCGTTTCAACAGGCGCTGCATCCGGAACATTACTCATTGACTGGGCAAAATACGTGATCTCAATACTGGAGGAGCTATTGCTCTTCACATCTCCAGTAAGGGTGTTTTTGTTTGTCACCTCAACACAAAGGCTTTCGGGCTTAACCTCCCTACGTAGGTCTGAACTAAAAGATACAGAAATCCACTAATACAATTGCAAAAACGGATCATCATTTGCAATCGAGGTAAAAATACACTAAAAATATCCCACATTATTTAGCGGATTGAAAACTATATATATATACAATCATACTAATATACACAGAACCAGATTTTAAAATTGCGCCCCCCCACTGGTCAAAAGAGGGCACTTTACTCTATTAAATCATCTCAACAAACTCATCCCCGTCAAAGTGTTCATACTCTGAATCTAACACAAAATTCAAAGCATATTCCCACTCCATAAACGGTGATGAGACACCATATTTAGTATATTCTGGGGCCAAATTACTGGCCATTTTCGAATGGTACTCCTTACCATGGAGACTAGCTTCCTTAAGCAACAAATCATACTTTGCTAACAGAACTTCATGTGATTGGCCCTTTTTGTCCCAAAAAGCCATCTTGCTCAAGCTACTCATCCGAAGACTGGCTAAGAAACGATACTCCTTATTACCGCTTTTGTCTTCCACTAACATCTTATTAAAGCTACGGGCAATAATAACACCCTTATCCAACGGCACATAACCAAAAGCCTGCATATGTTTATGGACATCGTCGACTTTTATATCGGCATTCTCATCTGTAACTGTACAATTAAACAGCAAAGCCATCAACGTAGTCACAGACTCAATGGAAAAAGCCTCAGGCATTGAAGTACTTATAATCGAGTCATCACCATAATGAAATGCCTTAACACTATTCCACACAACATCAGCATATTTTGCCATATCAGACTGTTTAATATCATTAATAATCAAATGTGCTTCTTTGCCGGTTTTATTGTAATGATCTCCTATGGCCATAATACTAACGAAGCAAGAAAAATGAGTTAACGCATTGATATATGTACCATACAATGAAGTTATAAGCCATCCAGAACATAAAGATCTATACATAGATATAAAACGCTCTTCGCCAGTACCAGGAACAACTGTAATAAATTCTGACATAGAATCAAGCAATCTCATTCTACAAGCATGTCGCTTAGTGCCATGTTCTTTCAAATAAAAACGGTCCACAAAATGGCAAAAGATCTTCCAATCTACCTCTGTTCGATCAGTGTCAAAACCACTATGATCAGTGGCCATAACATACTCTGATTTCTCTAACAATTGTTGAGCTAAACTATCCCACTCTTTACTATAAGGATTTATACCAACTAACATACCGTTTCTAATTCTAAATTTCTTACAAATCTGAATAATGTCTCTTAAATAAATCATACTAAGAATCAAAAATGGCAAATCACTACTAGAAAATATCCGAGTCTTACCATTTATAACTCTACTACGAGGTCTCAACTCATCTTTATTAACAGCATTAACCATAACCAAAATATTTTTATCATCAAGCAAATCGGCATTCAACCCAAGTACTAAATCTTTAATTATATTGGACTCTTTGGTGCCCAAAACAGGCAATATTCCTTCACCAAAAACTTCCTTTCGATTTAGAAATCCAAAATAATCTTTAACATTAGGTCCTACAGACTTATTACGTGGCAATGATTTGATATTGTTATTCAAATTATCAACATCTTGAAAACCAACAATAAACCTGTCGTACATTAAATCGACATCTATAGATCCATCATCCAATAAAGCTACGTCATAAAAATACTTTTCATAATCTGGCATATTCTCTAACAATTTAGAATTATACAAAGATGCAAGATTTCTATATGCGTGGAAAGTTATATTTCCGCCTATATTCTTACCATATTTGAGTATATTGCGCTGAATGACTGGAACGTACTTATATCCCCCCTCTGGGGTCTCTTCCTTAACATTTCCTAATAACGCAGGAAAATAAGGCTCATCCGTAGGAATCAACTCATTCAACACTTCATTTCCATACAAACTCGATTTAACTAAAGACGTCTGCATTGGAATTGTAATCTTAGGTCTAGTAGCAATAACTAATTGACCAACAGAGTTATACTTCGGGACATCCAAGAATTCGGGCTCGACATAATCGTGACTAACAAAATATTTTTCCTTCACTGACTTATACAACTTCATAGTGCGCTCAACTCTCTCCTGCATAGTGCCACTCTTACATAAATCTATATGAGAAAACATCTCTCTAGAAATAGGCATGGCAACTCCGCCTGCCAGCGAACCAGCGCAGTGAATAGCAGCTATCATAGGTTGATTTGCATTAGGAAAATTCGTTGTTATTCGATCAGCCTTGACCTTAATAAATATAGGCATACCACAAGCTCCTTCAAAGCTAACATTAGTAAATACAGGATTGTCTATCGTAATGCATCCATCTGGAATCTCAATATACTCAGAAGCTCCAAATTTAACAAATTTTTGACTTGTAGCATATCTTACCGGTTCAGGTTTTACATTATATTTAAATGTAGTGGTATACGTCCGTTTCTCTGGGATATCGCTATCCGAGGGCCTAAATGTAGCCATTGCATAAGCCTGCTTAACTTCCGACATTGCATAAGCCATTGCGGGCTTATCCACAATCTTAGAACGAATATCAGGATACTCCTTAATGGTAGGCAAATAAACAAAGCACATATCATTTTGTCCAGGAACAGGTTCAATTGTCCATGAACCATCAGGTACTAGAAAATCCGGATGTGTGTGATCCATGTTATTCATACCATACAATTTAAGAGCAAAGTTACAGCCAGGATACGCTTTCATAGGCATTTTAAAACTATGAGCCGTAGTTATACCAACGCGTCCGCCTAACATCAAAATATAATTAGAACGAACAAGCCTCATCTCTGTAACACCATTGACTGGTGAAATCCTAGGATCAGAAACTTGTATGTCAAACCATAGCAAATTATTATTGACAACGCTAGATATCGATTTATCATCCTGTTCGGAACCTGCAAGAACCTGAGATTTATATTCCGTGGATTCAGGAAACACCGCTGAATAAACTGTCTTCACCAGCGCTATACATGGTAATACAGATAGTGCAACTCCAGCTCCGACTAACCAAGGATAAACGGAAGAATGATCTAAACCTCCTATAAATGAAGAAACCTTATCCCATGAATTCTTAATTTTGGCTGAAACCCAGTGGAAACTACCTTCATCAGTAGTGTCACTAATGAGGGATTTGCTATCTGCTAAATCATACATAACTAACAGCCCATCATATGGAGACAACTGATCAATAATAGAACGCTTTATCTTGCTCAACCCAACATATTTCCTTAAAAAGTGCTGTGACACTGTTGGCAAGGAATCCATCTTTTTCAATAAAAGCGGTTTTATGTGGTTTTCCTCAAAATTAGGCCAAAAACGATTTGTCGTATCTAATGCTACACAAACATTAATATGCGGCTTAGTTATATCTATACTATACGTACTTAAATCTTTTGCAACCTGCTCTATGTCAAATAAATCAGGACGCAACAAATCGTTACCTATAGCAACCATATTGGGAGTATAATTCATCTTACGAATACGTTCAGCTAATTCACTACGTTGCTCAACAAGCTCACGCATAGTATATGTCAAACGATCTTCAGGATTTCTAGGTCCGCAAGGACGAAATTCATAAAAATCTTTAGACTTGCTAGCAAGTCGCAACCAAACATCAAGCGACAAATATTGAACGCCTATAGAATATAATTGGGAATAATAAAACGCTTCATAATGAGGATGTAACTTGTCCGAACGGGTCAAAGCCAATCTGAACAATTCAGATAAAGGTATATCAACACTTGGACGAATTTCAGTACCAACAGTAATTGGTTTAAATGGATCAACTCTCATCATCTGCGCCTTATATTCCTCGGCAATGCTCTCAAGCGACTCTACTAAGTATGAACCATGATTAAAATGATTGTTTATATCCTCCTTCACTACCGCTAAGAATTGCGCTAAAGTATAAATGCCTCCTTCTGCGACACCTTTCTCCAAATTATATTTATAAAACATAGTAGAATCATCACTTCTCAAAGGTCTTCTAGTATACTCATTAATGATATAATCACCATCACCAGTAACAGACACTTTAGTATTGTGAAGACAATCTTCTTGAAAACGCTCTTTATCAAGCCTTCCTAAATTAATTGAAGGTGCGCCTGTCATCTTAAAAGCTGCTTGACCAATTTGTGGCTTAACGTATTTTGGATTAGCTACTGCCAGCCAAACATGACCTTCCATTCTACGATAGAATGCATTCGGATTTAGCAACGTCGATCCTGGTGGTGGTCCACCACCAGCATAATTAGTAGTGGCGAATACCAATTTGGGCTGAGCATACATCTTACCTTTACTTTCAACATCTGCAGACTTAAGAACAAATGCCTCAGATGATAATAAATGTAACAACATCACATCTTCTGGCATAATATCTGCTGAAGAAACTGTTTTGACAGCAAACATATCGTGATAAACTATAGATACTGTTTCTGGAGTTACACCCTGCTGAAATTTATCTGTAGGATTAAGACTAATAGGCTTGTATTTTAACGGATTAATCCGCTGTGCCTCTCGCTCAGTATCCGATAGAACATGATCAATCAAAACAGGAGCTATAACATTCTGCAAAATAACATCTTTACCAACCCCAGGAGGGCCAGTTAACATCACGCAATATGGTATCTGCCTTGTCTGCGGTGTAGAAGCACTAGCAGAACAATAAGCCTCAAGAACTTTAATGCGAGAAGCAATACAAGATAAGCCAATATTCTTTGGCAACATGCCAGGTCTCTTAGCCATAGACATGGTTAAATCTTGCAATTTGGAATTAACTAACACCAAATCTCGCTTATCTAAATCCGTAAGTAAGAAGCCTGCCTGCATTTTAATCTCTAATGGCTGCAACATTCTTGACAAATTTTGCATTTCCTCAGTATTCTCGTTACTAAATATATTTTTCCACTCAAATCCAAATGCTGTGGTGAGATAAGTTATTAATTGACCGACCCAATCAAAACATCTGGTTACATATTGGGTAAAATTACGAGAATTATTATTCATAGAAGTAAAACTATCCATTAAATCAGATATACCATGAGCACTAGAAATACACTTAGTACCAAATAACAACAATGAGGTACCCTCTACAAATAATTCCACCATACCTGATGTTTGAGCTCTAGGAACAAAATACTGCTTCACGACATCAATAACTTCCTTATGATAAAAATATAACAACGCTGCAACGCTCGCAAGCATAAGTGTTTTCAATGTAACATTATCATTATATTTTTGATAGGCTAAATACGAGCCTATAAACATACACCACAAAAACATCTTCTTGGTGTCCATGGTAAGCCCAAAATCAACTTCGGCTTTAAAAACTCCCTCTGGAGCTAAACTACCGATGGTCTCAGTAACAGACCTAACGGTTTCTTCCATATGTACTGTGGAAGAATTGACTTGAGCCAACAAAGTGGTTAACAAAATTTTTGTTGACTCATCGAGGTCATGATTGAGCTTAAACCAATCAGACCAAGCTTGTGCTGTATAACAATCAGCATCAAGCGCTAAAATACACTTCTTAATAAAATCAAAATCGTCAGAGGATAAAGTTTCAAAACTAAACAAAATTCCATTTGAGCCTTCAGCATCAACTCCAAGGGTGGTTAACATATTTTGAACTAACTTGGCATCTATGTCAAAATGACAAGCTCCGTTCCTTTCGTTTGCAACGAGAAAAGTTTCCATATTAATATGAAGCATTGTATCAACCGCAATGACAAAACGGTTAGCGTCCTTCTCCAATTAACTGGTTAAGTTACGTGATAGGGAGCCTAATGTGGCTTTAATCCCTCACCATACATAGAGGATCCGCAAGGTTTTTGTGTGATAATCTGTAATCACTTATAACAATAATGTGCGCAAATTCTAGACCTACTTGGTCCCACGCACTTCTGCTAGCATCACCAAACAGAACTCAGCCGCTCACGTTTGGCTACACAGAACGCAACACATTATAATATGATACAAAAATGATACAAAAACGGTTTATACAAAATTACAAAAATTAATATTTACAAAAGGGTTCATTATATACAAAACAGTTTAAAACTGTCGAACAAAAATAATTATATACAAAAACTACAATAGACTATATAAAAATATTTACAATATTTACAACTTTTCAACCGACCAAGACTAACGGTGTACGAGGAATGACCTACAAGCACGCCTTGGCGGAGTGGAGAGAAAAGTATAACAACGTTCTAAGAAACACGATGACAATTGTGCGGGGAATGACCCCTATACCGAACCCCTTCGGGGAAACAACCCGTATAGATGTACTGCTGAAACCAGCAATACAGCTACACGAATTTTAAG